TACTGACCAAGACGGTAACTTCAACGTTGGTAACTTGTTTGGTGTTCAGCAGGCAACTGGTACAGCTACATTGAACGCTAACGCTTTTAACTTGTCAGGACTACAATCCTTGCAGTTGAGTGGTTTGAGTTTAGGTGTTGGAAGTGCAACTATTACACAGTTTAGTACAGATCCGTACTTTACAGCAAATAGTGACAATATTTTACCAACACAGAGGGCAATTAAGAGTTACATTACTGCCCAAATTGGTGGCGGTTTAAGCCAATTGAACGTAAATACACTAACGGCAGGTGTCGTGTATATTGCTAATAACACGATTTCTACTACAAGTGGCGGACAATTAAACGTGACAGCAAAAATGAATTTCACAGGTGGCATTGACGGAGCACCCGTTGCACTTGGATTCTTTTTATCAAGATAAAATTGGAGAAATAAAACATGGCAACAGGAAGATTAGGCGTTTCGGCAATTCCAGCAACTACGCTAACTACGGTATATACAGTTCCGACTGGTTATTATACTGTACTGAATGTCTCACTTACTAACAGAAATACTACCGCATGTACAGTACGTGTAGCGATTTCTACAACAGCAACACCTAACGCACAGGAATATATCGAATACGATACAGTTATTGTGCCACTTGGTGTTTTTGAACGCACCGGCTTGGTGTTAAATGCAGGTTTAAATATCGTAGTATATTCAAGCGCAGCTAACGTTGGATGTACTGTTTATGGTATTGAAACTTCAACATCATAAGGACTAGGATAAAAAATGGCACGTTATAATACAGTATCGTTATACTTAACAGTTAGTGGTGCTACTACATTTACATATGCGATAAATGGTAGCATCATTACAATGACCGGCACCCCGGGATATGCTGTTACAGTGGTAACACCAGCATATTCGCAAGGTTGGTCACAAACTTTTTATAATAATACAGGCGGCAATTGTACAATTACAACGCCAACTGGTGTTATTATGGGTAACGGATTTGCATCCGCAACATCGCAAACAATTCCAAATAATTCATCGTTTACATTAGTATCCGATGGTACTAATTATATGGTAACAAACAACGAGGGTGGAAACATCACTCGTGTTAGCGGAACATTTACAGGCGCTGTTAACATGAACGGCGGCTTCACAGCGAACGGTGGTCCAATCACAATGAACCCAAGTGGTTCAAATGTTACAATTACTCCATCAACAGGCGGTAGTGTTACAATTACATCTGCTGGTACTGGTACAATGGACAACGTAAACATTGGTGCTACTACACGTGGTACTGGTGCTTTCACTACATTAGCTGCTAACAATACAGCAACGTTTACTGGAGTAATTACAGCTAATACAGGAACTAACAATCAAAGTCATACTACAACAGGTAGTGCTACAATTGTTATTAGCTCAGGCGGCACTGGCGATATTGATAATATGCGTATTGGTGCTACGACAAGAGCAGCCGGTAACTTTACAACTTTCCAATCTAATGCACAGTCTAATATGACTGCAAACATTTCGAGTAGTTCAACAGCAACTGGTACCTTAGTAATTACAGGTGGTTTGGGTGTAAGTGAAAACATCCGTGCTGGCGGACTATTGAATATTGGTAGCTCAGGAACATTTGGTGCTGGTATTAGTGCAACTACTGGTAGTTTTACCGGTGCAGTTACTGATACAAACAACCGTGTTTTAACTAGTGTATCAGTTAGTGCCGGCACAGGTATGTCTGGTGGCGGTACAATTAGTGGACCAAGCGGATCTGTTACACTAACCAATGCTGGTGTATTAACTTTAGCTGGTACAACTAACCAAGTAAGTGTTAGTGCATCAACTGGTAACATTACAATTAGCTTACCGCAGAACATCAATAGCGGCGCTGCTCCAACATTTACTGCTACTAACTTCAGCGGTTTAGCAGCAAGTATGAACATCGGTGGATGTGCATGTACAGCAGGTCGCTTATATAATGATAGCACAACACAAGCATTCCACTGGAACGGGCAATCAGGCCAACCAACATGGTTGTGGGGTGCAAACAGTTCAAGCGATGCTTATGTTTGGAACCCAAGCAACTTCAACGTTAACTGTGCAGTTTGTGCTAATACAACAGTTGCTTGCTGTGTCCAAGGTTCTACATTAGCTAGTAACGTTACTGCATCTAGTTTGACAAGCCATGGAACATTGGGTTATCTACAAGTTAGTGGACAGTCTGCATTGTGCTGTCAGTGTTTATCTTGCGGATGCGGAACATGTATTTGTTTTGGATGCATAACAACTCAAAACTTCTGTATTGTTCTTCCTCCTCCAGGAGCAGCACTTTACGAAGGTAACCAATCTGGTGCAAACGGTGGTACACAAGCATATACATGGACAGCTCCAAGTGGTGTTAACTCTGTAAATGCAGCAGTTATCGGTGCTGGTGGTGGTGGTTATTATGGTTGGGCTGTTTGCGGCGGCGCAGGCGGCGGACTAACATATGCTAACAGTATTAGCGTAAGTGCTGGAAGCAGCTATACAATTCAAGTTGGTAACGGCGGCTGCTGGAGTCAATCAGCAGGCGGATATTCATGCTTCCCAGGTATTGTTGGCGGTGGCGGACATTGCGGTTGTTGCACAGGTTGCGGATGCACTGGAGGCCCAGGCGGCCCAGGTACAATTACATTCCCTAACACCGCTGGTGGCGGTGGCGGTGGTGCTGGATACGGCCCGAACCAGTGCTGGTATAGTAACTCTGGACACACTGGTTGTTATGGCGGTGGTGGCTCAGCTGGTTCTCACCATAGTTCAACTTATGGAACTGGTGGCGGTGGCGGTACCGGTATTTGTGTTCAAGGTAACAACGGTGCTTGCGGTAGCCCATTTAACGGACACTCAACAGGTACAGGCGGACAATTCGGATCTAACGGAACATGCGGATTATCTGGAGAACCTTGGGCTAACGGAAACGGCCACGGATACAACTGCGGCGGTCAATATGGTGGAGGCGGCGGCGGAGGCGGAACTTCGCACGGTGGCGGATTTGGCGGCCGTGGCGCAGTACGAATCGTATGGCCATATACCAGAACTTACCCTAATAGCTCGTCCTAAATTGTAAATATTAAAAATGGAGTTATGAATGCAGAAACTTTATACGTACATTGACGAAGATGGCTTACCGTCAGGACCTCCTCTAATTGAGGAGAATGTAAGGCATTTATTTGCCGTACAAAATTCAGGAACGAATGCTTTGTCGTTTAATGAGCTAACACCGGCATTACTTGCTTCGCAGGGTATGGTAGAAATTAAAAATGCCTATCCGCCTGCGGCAGAAGAATGGGAAGAAATTTCACCCGGTGAAATTGTTAGAAAACCAGACGGTACAATTGAGCAATTGTGGAACATCACAGAAATTACTCCTGCCGAAAAATACCGTCGTTGGATTCACGGCCAAAGACTGCACAGGTTAATGACTAGTGACTGGACACAAATGCCAGACAGTCCACTAAGTGCTGAAGATAAACAAGCATGGGCCGATTACAGACAAGCTCTAAGAACCTTAACTGATACTTTAGATCTTTCAAAACTAAAAAGTCATCTTGGAATCCCATGGCCTAAAGCACCGTGGAACCCTGACGATAAATGGGGTAAAGCAACTAACCCTTAATATCGCCGACTAGTATCCAAGCGACACTAATTCGTCGCGGAACAGAGGACTCCATATTTTTATGAGAGTCCTTTGATTTTAATATAATACCTGAATTCTCTTTATGAGGAACTTTGATATTCTCAAATTCAGTTCCACCGTCGCTGTCGTTAACGTAATAAATTAACGTATGATATCTTGGATTTGAATGGTCTGTGTGCCAACCTATAGTCATACCAGGTGTATAAAAATTTAATATACAACGATTTAATCTTTCAAATTTAAACCAGTCTTTATTTTGATTTAACCAGCATTCTAACACCTATACTAACGAATCAACTCCTGAAAAATCAGAATGATTCCTCTCTTCGTCAAACAATAATTTTGCAAAGCATGACTTATCTATGTCGCCATAATACCCGCCGTTGCCTGGAAAGTGCCAATCAACATAAGGACTTAATAATTGATCAAGTGCTCTTCGATGCAACCATTCTGGAACAAATTTATCAAATGTTTTAATCATAAAAGTAATTATATCCTAGTTTCTTATCCCACATTTTCCAATGATTCACATTCCATCGGCCAATATTATGTGGTAAAGGCTCTTGCCCGCCAAATTTTAAATAATTGTTAATAGTAGAAACAATATAATTCCACTTATCACTTTTGTTTAATTTTTCTTTAGTAATAGATGAAATATGATTCCAGTAAGGTGTTTTAAATTTACTGCCGCCATGGTAGATAAAATTAATAAACAATTCTAAATCTTTGGCAGCGTCTAATAAGTTTTTATTAACCTCTGCAATAGAACATTGTCCGTAAACATAGTCTACAAGATAACGCAAAGCAACTTCGTAAAAAAATCCTGCTTGACCTTCTATAGGTTCAAAAAAGAAAGCACGATTACCGTTTTTTAGTATTCTACCATCAAAAAATGTGTTGGCATGATAGCTATTAAATTTAAATTCTTTTAAATCTAAATCGTTGTTATTAAAGATCTCTTTAATATCATTTAGTGCTTGTTCTTTAGTGGTTAATTTATCGTTATACAGGTATCCCCTACCTTGCCTTGTTTGTAAGGGCAAACCAAACATCCAACCATTTTTTGTTGCTTGATTTATAGTTGCAGTCCAAGTACCGGGTTCTTTAATAATGTTTATTAGAGCACTATTGACTGTTGGGTTTTCGACAATATAATAATCACTCCAATCTGTAGGATAACCCCTACAATCTATAACATAGTCGTATTGATACTCGACACCATTAACAATTACTAATACTTGACTTCCAGTATTTGATAGGTTATCAATGTTTCCTTCAACGACTAAAAATTTACTTTGGTATTTCTCGCTAAATCTTGAAAAACAAAATTCTTTTAATTTAAAATTATTAAAATGAATAGCATATGATGGCGCGGTAAGACAAGCATTAAAATCTTTTTCGCGCCAATTTTTCCAGTGCCCGCCTAATTTTATAGTAGCATCTAGTTTATCGGCATCGTCTAAGAATGTAAAACCAGTAGACTCAAATAATAACGTTTGAAATCCAGGCTGAGAAGTTTCTCCTATTCCTAGTATTGGAAAATTAGGATCGTAAATCGATGTTACAGTACTGTCTTTTGGGCACAACCATCTTAGTGCATGACATAGTGACATGATACCAGCGGTTCCAACGCCAAGAACTGCAACTTTCATAGAACTCGCCCTTGCATTACCCAACTTACACTTATTCTACGAGGAACAGTAGATGCTATTGGTCGATGCAGAGTAAAAGAATCAAACAATATTCCTGTGTTTTCCTGGTGATAATACTTGTGATCTTTGAATTCTGTTCCGCCGTCGGCATCGTTTACGTAATATAATAAGCTATAAAGACCAGGCATGTTATAAGTGTTATCTGTATGCCATTCTGTTTGCTGACCAGGAGTATAGAAATTCATTATACACCTACCAACAGATTCAACTTGAAACCAATTTTTGTTACGCTCTAACCAGTTATCTAACACATAAGTTAGAGATTCAACTCTATTCCAGTTAACATAGTTGTTACTTAAATTTAAAGCACACCTGCCAAAACAAGCATACTTTATATCAGTGTCTTGTCCACCAAATGTAGGAAAATTCCAGTCCAACATAGGACTTAATAGTTGTTCTTTAGCTTTGTTATGGAGCCACGGCTCAACAAATTCTGGAAAATGTTGTATCATTTATTTTTAACAATGATTAATTTATTGTATTCGGGCAAGAACAAATATTCAATGTCTGAATTTGTTAAAGTCCATATAGCGTCTTCCAATGTTTCTACTAACGGCTCGCCACCTAAATTAAAACTAGTATTAAAGATTATAGGACACCCAGTCTGTTTATAAAATTCTTTAATTAAATTATAGTAATGAAAATTCTGCTCTTCTGTTACAGTTTGAATACGACAAGTTCCGTCGACATGAATAATACTAGGAATTTTTTCTTCTATACCAGGTTGACAATTAACAGCATACATCATGAAAGGAGTATCTTCCATTCCACGTAAATCAAACCATTCGTGAACATATTCTTGTAGAATACTGCCTGCAAAAGGTCTAAAATACTCTCTGTGTTTTACCCGATTAACATAATCTTTTCCGTCGGCAAATCGAGGATCAAATAATACCGATCTATTACCTAAAGCACGTGGACCGTTTTCACTAGATCCTTGAAATAACGTAACAATATTTTTTTCTGTTAGTAATTTAACAATATCAGAATAAGAAGCATCTTTTATTTGAACATTTGCTTTTTGCACTTCAAGGCGAATTTCTTCTTCTGTATAAGTTTTCTTAGGGCCAAGGTAAAGAGTTTTACCTTTCCTTACAGTATTATCATTAGTAAGTTTGTGCCACCACATTAACGCTGCACCAATTGCTGTTCCTGCATCGTTACTAATTGGCTCTACATAAAAATTAATACCTTCTTTTCTAAGTTCATTTAGGTAATAATAATTAGCTACGCAATTTAATCCGTATCCGCCACTAAACACTACATTCTTGTTGCCGCTTTTTTCGACAGCGTATTTTATTAATTTAAGTGATTGTTCTTGAGTTTGTGTTTGACAAGCATAAGCTAGGTCTCGGCGGTTATCAAGATATGTAATATCACTTGCATCGTGATTGTTTAAATATTCAAATAGTCCAATGTTTACTACAGCGCCGTTTGGATATGTAGGTACAACAATATTTCTATTAGAGACAGGCCTTACACTTGACTCGTCAAATAACTGAGGAATTTTATCAGTTTTATTTCCGTAAGGAAATAAGCCCATAGTTTTTCCAGCCTCAATAGGACTCCATCCGCAATATTGAGTAACTGCTTCGTATACTTTAGTAATACCTGCACGGTCTGTAATAAATGCTTCGTGTATTTTTCCAGGCTCGTCATACATTGAACTGTCAAAGTTTTTAACTAGCATTCCGGCATTAGGTCCTCTTAAACCAATATGCTTATATAATGTAGTAAAGGTACTAGGATAACCACATTCATAAATGCTTTCAGTTTCCCATCCAATTACATTCTCTCCGTTAACACTTAAGGGCAGAAATGTTCCTGCACCGTCAACTATAACCGCTACAGCATTAGTAAACCCGCTACGATAAAATGCACAAGCGGCATGTAGTTTATGATGTATGTGACTAAGATCAATTACTTGGGGATGCTTATATATGTTTGCCTTGCGATCAATCAAGCCTAGTTTTCTTGCAAGGCCAGTATAAACATTATCGCCCGTAAAGTCAACTTTTCCAGCAGTATCGTCTAATGTTTGAGTATGTGCAACGACTAGATAATCAAGTTTGTCAGTATATTCTAAAATTTTAATCATTGCCGCATAAGGGCCGCCGTCGTACTTATGACGACTCAGACGTTCTTCTTCGATAGAAAAAACAATTTCTCCATCTTTTAAAAGGCACACACTTGCGTTATGCCCACGGGTAATAGCTGCGATCCACATAGATTTTTTCATAATTTATTTTAAAATTAAATCTGCTCCGTTAAATTGAGTACGAATATTTCCCCTAACAAACGTATTAAAGGCAATACTTAATCGGTTCTTATCACTTGAATTAGCTTTAACATAATGATGCAATGTTGACGGGAAAATAATTATATTATTATCTTCAACAGGAATAGTCCACTCTAGAGCATTAAATGGCGTAAATTCATCTGTTTCAAATGCTAACAAATACGGAAAATTTCCTCTTGTAAATGATATTGTTGGTTGTATATAACTCGATCTTATATATAAGACACCCGAAAGAATACTATTTGAATGGCTATGTACCATGTGTTGTTCTCCGGGCTTGGTTAAATTTTTCCAAGAATTAGTTATGTAAACATCATAATCGACTTTCATTATTTCTTTTACATAATTTTCAATATGTTTTTGCAAATCTTGTTTTAAATTTTCTAATCCTGGCTCATCTAAAAAATACGGAACATGAGATGTATGATTTCCTAGTTGTTGTGGTTTAACAGGAAAGTTATCAATAATTCGTACCTCCTCGTCGGTCAACGGTCTGAAATTAGACCTATATAGAGCCTGAGGAAATAACGGAATTAATTCATAAGGAATCATGTTTTATTCATTCCGGATTCGATTGATGCTATAATTTTATCATAGTCTGAATCTGTTAAATGCATTAGCTTATCATTGTTTACATCTGCAATCTCATTAAAACACATACGGATCGGACTATACATTTTTTTGCCTGCACCTAAATCAACAATATTAAAGTTTTTAGCATCTGGATAAGAAACATTTTCTTTAAAGGTTGATCCAAGTACAACAGTTGCTGGTTTGTTCAATGCATAAGCAATATGTTGCCCAATACTGTCGCAACCGACAAAATAACTAGAAGAATTAATAACACCCATCCATCGACGCAATGTCATTCCGGTCATTTGTACAACAACATCGTCGCAACCTAACGCTTTAAAATCGTGCTGTTTTTCATCCATTACAATTACACAATATTTCTTTTGTAATCGTTTGATTAATTTTGCCGCATGCTCTGGCATAAAAGATCTGCCGCCCATATCAATATTATGAGCATGATGGTTCATGTTAGAACCTCTACCAAACGGTTGAAACACAACTGCTTTTTTATTGTTAAAATCTTTACGAATATTTTTTAACGTTTCTGCACCACCTAAATTTTCTTCAGTAGTTAACATAATTGTTGGTTTAGGTACTTCTCTAAGTCCTTTTTTATTAATAGCTATGTCGAATGCTTGAGAAATAGTAGCTTGCTGATTATAATATTCCCATACTTGATAAGGCTCTGGTTGGAAATAATTCATATTTTTTAATTTGTCCTCAAACAAATTTCTATGACTGAACTCATAACATCTTTTGTAAAGTGTTGGATGGCCTTTAAACAATTCCATAAATCCTTCGACTACAATTATAAAATTGTCGTCAGGATTTTCTTTCTCGTAGAGTTCAAAAGCAGGTATAGATGATAATACACGACCTGCACCACCATTTATTAAAAAAGCTGTATTTCTATTCATTTTAGTCCTTAATATTCAACATACGTTAAATGTTCTTTACTACCAATTTTACCTTTAACAAATACATTAAAAGCTAAACTTATTCGGTTATCATTCGAGTTGTGCGCTGGCACACTATGCAACATACCAGCTGGGAACAGTACTACTCGATTATCTTTAACACTGATGTTAAACCTCTCACTGTTCCACATATTTGATTCAGACGGATAAAACTTAAAAAACGATTTAACATTATTAACAAATGAAATACAATCATTTTCTATTGTTTGCAAATAAAGCACTCCGCTGAATACAGAATTTAAGTGGTAATGCTCATGATGACCACTACCTTTCGGATTCTTATTAACCCAGGATTGTGTTACAAAAAAATTTAAATTTGGATCAGTCCAAGCCATTATTTCTTGTGTATACACTTTAATTGCGTTATCAACTAATTCTTTCGCCTCTGTAAATTCAACTAGATCCAGTACATCAGTATTCAAACTAGTAAAATTTCCTCCGGCATTTGGTCTATATTGTAACACATTTTCACAATAATTAACAATACTTGTCAACTTTGATTTGTCCGAATCTACTGTTAACACGGGCTGAGAAAATAACGGATAAAGATCATTCATTGTAAATGTTTTTCTTTAGATATTGATAAAGATTCATAGCTCGATCAGCTGCCCGTTGCCACTTATCTTGTAAAAACTTTCTTCGGAATATAAATTCATCAAGCAGACGTTTAGCATTATTTCGGTGCTGCCATTCGGCGTGAATAATATTCATCCTATTCATTACAAAGTAATTCATGCCTGTTGCAATACAGTGGATACCACCGGGCAAATTATGTCCAAAATGGAAGAATTTTTTGTCAACTAGGTCAGAAAACCCTCTGTTAATTGTTGGCAAACGTTTAACCATGTCTTGGTCAAATGTCTTTTTAGATATTGCTTGCCAATAATTTGTGTCAGTTCTGCCGCTTAATGCATAATGTAGTGCTACAAATTCTGCTAAATTTCTAAATAACGCAAGTGTTGCTGTGTTATATCCGTCTTTATCCCACTGGCTTGTATGTGTTCTTTCAAGTGCTGATACTAACATCATTAGGAATTCATGTACACTAAACAACCCGTTACTTTCTAACGGTTCTATGAAACCAGCAGCAAGACCAATTGCTACAACATTTTTCACCCATGTTCTTTCGTGGATACCAATTCTCATTTGAATATCTCGAAATTCTAAATTATCAACCTGTTCTCTAGTCCTCGGAATAGTCATCTTATTGCTCATAAGATATTGTTTGAACTCTTCCTTAGCATCTTCTGGGCTAATATACTTGTCACTGTAAACATATCCTGTGCCTAATCGACTGTAAAGAGGAATATTCCAGCACCATCCGTGCCCAATAGCAGTACAATTAGTATATGGCTCTACTTCTTTTTCAGGATCAATGTAAGGAACTTGCACCGCCCACGCTCTATTATTTGGAAGCATATGTTCGTATGAAGTAAACGGCTCCTTTAATGCGCCACCTAATAATAAACTTTTCCAGCCTGTACAATCAACAAACAGATCAGCTGTAACTTCTTGACCGTTATCCAGTATAATTTTTTCAATACCGTCATCGTTTGTTTTAATTTCTGTAACAGTTGCTTCGATGCGTTTAACACCACGAGGCTGGCAATAGCGTTCACGTAACCACCTTCCAAATTTTAATGCATCAAAGTGGTAAGCAACATCAGAGTCAGGTCGGAAACCATCAATGTCGCCGTCCTCGTTTAAGCTATATTTGTTGCCTTCAATTAACGGCATTTGAGAATAGTAGGTTTTGCAGTAATCATCTACCGGAGTATCAGGATAAATTACTTTTTTAGCTTGCCACTCATTTAAACCTTCTGGCGCATCTGTTAAGATAGGATTGCCAAACGGGTAGTGAAATGAACCGGCGTCTTTGTCGTAAAAATCAGTAAATTTAATACTAAGTTTGTAAGACCCATTTGTATAAGATAAAAAATCTTTTTCGTCTATCCCTAATGCATGTGTCCAATATCTGATGCCGCCGAGCGTACTTTCGCCTACGCCTACAATGGGTATATCTGGGCTCTCTATTACAGTAATTTCATTTAGTGGAAAGAAATGTACTAGGGTAGCCGCTGACATCCAACCAGCAGATCCACCCCCTACAATAACAATTTTTTTAATCGTTTTGTTTCTTTGCATGCGGTTTTCCTTGTTTATGTAATTTATCTAAAACTTAAATGAGGCCTGGAGGATTGTGATATATAGTACAACTACGGAAAATCTACATTTATGGAACAAAAACTGTCGATCGATTTTAGAGAATTGCCAACCTACGGAGTAATTTTGGCTCAAGTACCTAATGAAATTATGCAAGCTCTAAATCGAGATATTGATAGGATGATGTCTAGTAACTTTAAAGACGAGTTTGATTACCGAGATTTATTGTTAGGACACATGGATAAAGAATACGGAATGCACGAAATAATTCCGCAGATAGAACCTTATATTTTACATCTTGCAAACTTGTATGACGAAAAATGGAAATATTTTCAAGAACTTGATGAACAGTTCAATGTGTTAGTTCCAAAACAATTGAGACTTACTGATCTGTGGGTTAACTTTCAAAAGAAACATGAGTTTAATCCGGTACATACGCACACAGGCATTCTAAGTTTTGTTATTTGGGTCAAAATACCTTATAATTTAGAAGATGAAAAGAAAGTCTTCCCAGTAGTTAGCAATAGCGATCCCCGTACATCTAAGTTTACATTTCACTATAATAATATATTAGGACAGTTGCGTAATTATTCTCTTAATATAGATAAGAGCTTTGAAGGAAATATTGCTATGTTTCCGTCGCACTTAAATCATAGTGTAAATCCATTTTACACCAGTGATGAGTACAGAATTAGTGTCGCTGGGAATTTAAGATTAGTATGACTAATTTGCTTACACGATTTCGAGACCTTCCTAACATAGGTGTTATTGACGTTATTGTTCCTGACGATATTATGTCTGTTTTAAACTCTAGTGTTGAATATATGTTGGCAAATAAATTTCAAAATACACAAGGATTTCAGTCTAACTTATTAGGACACATGAATCATGAATACGTTGCAAATAGCGAATGTTGGAATGCAATAGAGCCCTTGGCACTTGCTCTTACAAGACAATACGACGAGCGATGGAATTACACACCACAAGTAGATATTGGAATGTATGCAACAAATAGAAGATTTAAATTAAAAAATTTATGGGTCAATTTTCAAAAGAAACACGAATTCAACCCTCCGCATTTACATACAGGAATTTTTAGTTTTGTAATATGGATCAAGATTCCGTATAGTTTGGAAGATGAAAATAAAATGTTTCCAGATATGACTGATCAAAACAGGCGAGTTTCAAAGTTTACATTTCATTATTCCAACATAGTAGGTCAGCATAGCGGAATGGTAATTCCTGTCGATAAAAGTTTTGAAGGAAAAATGTTATTCTTTCCTGCAAATTTGACACATAGTGTTAACCCGTTTTACACCAGCGATGATTATAGAATAAGCATTGCAGGTAATGTTGGAGTCGATGCATAATGTTTTTCTTTAAAAAGAAACAAATTATCTTAAATTGTTTTACCTATGACGAGATGATAGCTAAAACAGCTCCAATAATGCCATCTATAAAATTTTATCCTACCTGGCTTAAAGATTTGCCTCTTGAAACAATTGAAGAAAAAGCAAATCCTGGAACAGGAAAAATACACAAGATACCATCAGGAACAGTTAAAGGTTGTCCAGGTATTGTGGACTATTTTAAAACTGGATTAATGGCTCCTCTATGGACAGATGTAAGTGTAGTTATCGATCCCGATGGAAAATATAGTTTTATTAGTGCTGATAGCCCGTTTAGTCTTGAGAGTCATTATCCAGGTCAGTGGAGTGGTTTTAACGGATACCAGCATGTAAAAATAGTGTTGCCTTGGCACTTAGAAGAGAATACTGGTACAAAATTTTTAATACAGCGACCTTATTGGACTACTAACAGCGATCCTTTCTGGATTAATAAACTTGCGCCTGCTGGCGGAGTAGTAGACTTTAATAGTCAACATGCATTACATCTTCATACATTTATGGAAAAACCAGGTGTAAGACAAGAATTTGTCATGCATATAGGAACGCCTTTAGTACATATTATACCCTTAACAGATGAAGAAATAAAATTAAACATCGAAGTCGTTGACGAGCAAACTTGGATTAAAAAGACTCAAATGTCAACAGGTGCAAAAACATTTTTAAAACAATCAAAAACTAGAGATCTTATTATTAAAACTTTAGAAACTGATGCTTGCCCATTTAGGAGCGTGAAGTAATGCGTATTGCAGTTGTTGGAAGCGGAACAGCAGGCCTGGTATCTGCTTTAATTTTAAAATCTAGATTCCCTAACTATCAAGTTGATATCATTTGTAGTAAACGTATTGGCATTATAGGAGTAGGAGAAGGTTCTACAGAGCATTGGACTAATTTTGCAAATTTTGTTGGCCTGTATTCAGGAGAAATGATTGCTAAAACCGACGCTACTATGAAAATAGGAATCATATTTAAAGACTGGGGTGTTCCAGATTATATGCACAGTATACAAGATGGATACAATTTAGTATGGCAGCATAAGTATCCAATGATTTATGGAAAACTAGTTAGTGACGGAGTAGGATCAAGACAAATGTCAGGGGAGATTTTCTGGGAAAATAATATCCAGAAATGGTTTATAGAAAATAACAGAACACCGGTAGCACAGTATCACTTTAATACTTTTAAACTTAACGAATACTTAACCAAAGTTGCATTACAAAAAGGCATCACTATCTATCATGACGAAATTAAAGAAGTAACTTTAGACGATAACGGAATAGATGAAATAAAAGGCGATACTGCTACTTACAAATACGATTTTTACGCAGATTGTACCGGATTTAAAAAATTCCTTATTAGTAAACTTGGAGCTAAGTGGATCAGCCACAAGGAGTATTTGCACACAAATAGCGCCATAGTTTTTCAAACTCCAGATACTGAAAATTACAATATGTGGAGCCTTGCACAAGCTATGAAATACGGATGGATGTTCCGAACACCTACATTTGGGCGTTGGGGAAATGGGTACATTTATGACGATACTTTCTTAACACCAGAACAAGCTAAAGCAGAAGTTGAAGAAATTCTTGGGCATGAAATTACAATAGGTCAACATCTTAAGTTTGATCCAGGTGGCTTGGATCGTGCATGGATTAAAAATTGTTGTGCATTAGGTCTAAGTAGTAGTTTTGTTGAACCTTTAGAAGCTAGCAGCATTGGTGCGACTATACAACAATGTTTTATGCTGATTACACGATTAGTAAATTATAATCAAGACGCAATTGACAAATACAACGAATCTTTTAGAGATATAGTTGAAAATATTCGAGACTTTATCACATTACATTTTATTTGCCCAAGGAGAGATACAGAATTCTGGCGCAAGGTTGCTAATACAAAATTACCTCCCAGCTTGGAACAAAATTTAAATGTCTGGCGTCATAAATTACCCATTGAAGATGATTTTGAAAAAATATCAAAATATGTTTTATTTAAAGAGTTACATTATATTTTTATTCTACACGGACTTCAGTTGTTTGATAAAGATAGTATTAAGAAAGAATATGAAACTCTTCCTGAAGAAACAAAACAATATACAGAAAAAGTAATTGAAGATTTAAAAAATGCAAATAGTAAAGATCAATCTGATATCTTAACACACAAAGAAATGCTCTTGGCTATTAGGAGTTATAAATGAATATAGTTGTTATTGGCGGCGGTACAGCCGGAACAATGACTGCTGCATACTTTAACTCCTATTGGGGCAAAAAAGCAAACATAAAATTAATTTATGATCATAAAAGACCAGGTATTGGTGTCGGAGAAAGTTTAACACCAACGTTTGATGCTTTTTTAAATGCGGTTGGAATTACAACAATTGATTTAATAAAAAATTGTAACGCAACTATTAAGTTAGGACTAAAGTTTAAAAACTGGACTAACAATAACGAGGAGTGGTACCACAGTTTTCCTCTAAACAATGCATTAGAATTAATTGATCAAACAATGTTCAATTATAATGCTATCGAAGCATACGACATTTTAAAAAATCAGAACGACGGACAGTATTACTATGGAAAATTCTTTTTTGAGAATAATTTAATTCCTAGTGCTGATAATTTAAGTTATAGACATGCTTTGCATATAGATGCTACATTATTCAGCAAATTTGTTGAATCAAAAATTAACAAAGATGTAACTATTATAGACGGAATAGTTAAAACTGTTAACACTAACAATGGAAAAATCGAATCTTTAATTTTAGAAAGTGGAGACGAAATTTTAGGCGATGTTTTTGTTGATGCCTCAGGATATGAACGGGTTTTAATTAAACATTTAAATTCTAACTGGATAGATAAATCAGAGTTACTCCCAACTGATAGTACTATACCTAATCCTATATTTAAAGATTACGATTATATTCCTCCTTTTACTACTGCAACTGCAACTAAAAACGGATGGATACTAGACGTTCCTTTGAGTAATCGCAGAGGCACTGGTTATGTTTATAGCAGCAAGTTTACCTCTGATGATGAAGCTAGAGAAGACTTTAATAATTGGCTTAAACTAACTCATAATGTAGAACTTTCCAGTAACAGGATTATAAGATTTTCAAGCGGATATTACACAAACCCGTGGACTGGAAATTGTTTAGCTGTTGGTCTCTCCAGCGGATTTGTTGAACCTTTAGAAGCTACAAGTTTGCACCATCTTATAATTCAGGTTGATAACTTTGTAAGGTTGTACCAAGGGACTCATTTAGAATTTGACAGAAAAGTTTATAATAAAATAATGAATGAAGTATACGAAAATTCTTTTGAATATATAAGATTTTTTTACAATACTCGGCGAACAGATAGTGAATTATGGAGATACATGGAGAACAATCGACCGCAATGGCTTAAAGACTTAGAAGAAAAATTTAATTATGGAGTTTTAACTGGCAAAGATGTACCAAATGACAGGTTTATGTTTGACTCAACTAGCTTTAATTGCGTTGCCTACAGTCATGGATTTCTTAAAAATAAAATTTCTTTACAAAAGTTTCTAGATTATCATGGACTGTACGAGGCTGCACAACATTTTTCAGAAAAAATTAAACCAGTAAAAAAACAGATCGAGTTAAACGCAATTGATCATAGAAAGTGGATCGATTACATTAAATCAAATCCATTACGTTGAATACAGTTTGCAATTTAGTTTTTACTGTTTTGTTAGTGAAACTATTACGCAACCCTTGATGCAAAGGCTTTGGAGTGGCATCCATGGTCGACCAAGCCCAGCCAGAATGCTCGTCACTGAGTACAGGAACGAACTCATTTTCTACTACACACAGGTAAGTATGAAAATTAAAAACAGTATCGTTGCTAACAAATGTTTCTAGGGGAATTGTTTTAGTTATGTTAGGAATACTGCCAATTTCTTCAGTAATTTCTCTTTGAAGACCTTGCCAAGGATTTTCGTTTTGCAGATTTGTACCACCGACTAATCCCCAAGTGCCGGTGTGTTTACCGTGTGCTTTTTGAACTAAAAGAAATCTTCGTGTTGACTTGGCGTAGAACAATGCTCCGCTACATACTATTTCTGTTAGAGTCTTAGTCTCCATAGTCCTTCTCTATATTCGCCTTCAAACGACTTAGTCCAAGCGAGGCCATCCCACTTATATTGAACTCCAGTGTATATATTCGTTTGATAGATAGGACTTGTGGGTTCTTGATTACTAGTTGCTGAAAAAATTACATGCCAGCTAGTACCATCATACTCAATGATATCATTTTCGTAAGCGGTTAAATTATCCCAGGCTTTGACTCCGGGTAATATTGTTCCTGTTTCTGGATGATTGTCCTGTTCAGCATCATAGTGTCTAGGGCCATATATAGATTCAATAATCAAATAACGAACACCAGTTACAGCATCTGGTAAACCGCTACCAGGTCCTTTCTGCAACGGATCAATAATAGCATCAAAAGTACCAGGACTACTTATTCGTACACTGGTGTAGTTACCATTAACTGTAATACTGGTATTTGTCGGGTAAGTATCTTGATCCCAATTTACAACAGCAACAGTTCCGTCAGTTGGATCAATGGCAAATGTTCCCGAGACTTCAATGCCTGAAGGTTGTAATAGATACAACTTACTAAGACCTGCTTTGTATTGTCCAGGATATTGATCAAGGATCATACGCCAGTCAATTGGAGGTCCGTATCTTTCTCCAATTGCAATAGCAAATGCATTTTTAGCAACTGCTTCGCTAGGTGCTAGTAAAACAGCTCTTCCGTTATAAACTTGAAGACCATAGTTTCGAATATTTGCATAGACAGTGGTCATTAGGTCGCCAAGCGCACTAGATCTATCTGTACCTGCATCAACACCGAGACCGTCTATATAGGTATCTTCAGGGGCACCAAAGCCATTATTAATACTGGTAACAATGGCAGTAATAATTCCCATCTGCTTGACCTTAACAGGAGGGTTAATCCAAATTGGTGTAGATAGGGTCAGTGTAGCAATGTCTATCGGACTATCTACACCGACAGGTATAGATCGCCCGGACCATACAAGGTCTGTAATCTCTAAAGTAGATAAACTGGTCCAGTCAACATAGTTGTCTGTAGTCTGCAATTCTAATGTTGGGTTAAACAATACTAAAATCTGTTCTAGTATCTGTAATTTTTGATCAGTGTTTGAAGTCCATATATCTGCTTTGACTGTCATCTTATATGGAGTAGGCATGAGTCTTTCTACAGTATATCCTCCACCTTGTGCGTTATTATATTCTACAACACTATTTCCGTTTCCATCTGTGACTGTACCATAATCTCTTTCTCTTATATTAATTTTCGAAACAAAAGATGCATCTGATAATCTTGCTGTATCTAATTCCAGTGCGGTAACATAACATGATATTTTAGGCACGCTAGGCATTTTATTCTCAGAATTTTCTCTGATGATATTGGCTACCTGTCTGCTTAGATCACCATAAGACACAGGTACTTGTTTCAGCGTTCCGTCGCCGGCTTGATATTTGAAACCGATAAAGATACGCATAAACTGTGTGATATAGCGTCGTATCTGTCCGTCGTAAAAGAAATCCATTATTCGTCTGCCTTAGGTCTTAAAGCCTTGCTAAGGCTCTGTTTCTCTTGTATCTGTTTACCGTCAATGGTCGATACTTTATTATTGTTTATGAATGTACTCTTCTGATTTAGTCTAGGATCAATAGAATCAGTACCATTGTTACTCATGGTCATACGAACATTATCCTCATATTTGACCCAACGTTTACCACTAAATCTAAACAGTCTTTTCGGAAAATAATCTGTACGTAAACAGAATTGTCCTTCGACAGGTGATGCTGGGAATGTAATACCGCTGCTAAACGGAGCACCATTCGGTGTAACACTGTCTTCGTGATAATTTTGATAACCGTCAGCAACTGGAGTCGCAACGATCATACTAGCATCGCTGCTAGAGTACGGGTCAGCATTATCGACGGTTGTGTCAACATTATCAACACTGTTTAATTTTATCTTTCCATTCTCATCTAAAGGAACGGTATAGAACATCGTTGTATCGAAGCCGCTTCTAGGAGCATCTGCTTCTGCTTGATCAAGAACTGCTTGTGTTATCTGCATTTCTTTTTCATAGGTGCTCATGATTTCTCTTAGAGTATCAGCATTCCTATAATATGTGTTGTTAGGAGGAGCAACTCCAGTAACCTGCGCAGTCACGGTATACTTGTTGCCGTCTGGACCAGTAACCACATCGTCTGGGTAATATGTCGCGGCAGGATTGTATGCGCCTTTGTAATTCTCTGTGTCAGCGATACCGTCTAATATCTGTTTGAACTCTTGGCTGTCTACTAGGGGTTTACATTTAGCACGATATAGATGTGGATACCATGTTGCGGAAAAGCCTTCGGCAGCACGATTGACTTCTTCTATTACATAAAAACGTTTCAGCGCAAACTTAAGATCATTGA